AGCTACAGGTGCAACAGGTGCAACAGGTGCAACTGGAGCAGCCTCAACGGTAACTGGTCCCACAGGTGCTACAGGAGCCACTGGTGCTCAAGGTTCTACAGGTGCCACAGGTGCAACAGGAGCACAAGGAGCTACAGGTTCTCAAGGACCCACTGGTGCCACAGGTGCACAGGGCGTAGCTGGAGCCACAGGTCCTACTGGTGCAACAGGTGCCCAAGGTATTCAGGGTGCAACAGGAGCCACAGGAGCCACAGGTGCTACTGGTCCACAAGGCATTCAAGGTGTAACAGGCCCTACAGGCGCAACAGGTGCAGTAGGTGCCACAGGTGCTCAAGGAAACACAGGCCCAACAGGTGCTCAAGGTATTCAAGGTGTCACTGGACCCACAGGAGCCACAGGAGCGCAAGGAATTCAAGGTGCCACTGGTTCTACAGGGGCAACAGGTCCACAGGGCGTACAAGGCGATACAGGCCCCACTGGAGCCACTGGAGCTCAGGGTGCTACAGGCCCGACTGGTCCTCAAGGTATTCAAGGCGTAACTGGTCCTACTGGAGCTCAGGGTATTCAGGGAAACACAGGTCCAACAGGACCAACTGGAGCCCAAGGTATACAGGGTGTAACTGGACCCACAGGTGCTCAGGGCATTCAGGGTGATACTGGTCCGACAGGTCCTACTGGAGCACAGGGTATACAAGGTGTAACGGGACCAACAGGCGCAACTGGTGCTCAGGGTATACAAGGTGTAACGGGACCAACAGGCGCAACTGGTGCTCAGGGAATTCAAGGAGACACTGGCCCAACGGGACCAACTGGTGCTCAGGGTATTCAAGGCGTCACAGGCCCTACTGGTGCTACTGGTGCGCAAGGAATTCAAGGAGACACGGGTCCTACTGGCCCTACTGGAGCGCAAGGAGTACAAGGTGACACAGGACCAACCGGACCCACAGGAGCTACTGGAGCTGTTGGAGCTACTGGGGCAACTGGACCCACAGGAGCTCAAGGCGTACAAGGAGATACTGGACCTACTGGTGCAACTGGGGCAACAGGACCAATTGGTAATACTGGTGCAACAGGAGCAACAGGAGCAACAGGAGCAACAGGACCAGTGGGTGATACTGGGCCAACTGGAGCAACTGGAGCTATTGGAGCAACGGGGGCAACTGGAGCAACTGGCGCAACTGGAGCTACAGGCGCACAAGGGGAAACTGGTCCGACTGGAGCAACTGGTGACACAGGACCTACTGGTCCACAAGGTGTAACTGGCCCAACAGGAGCCACTGGTGACACTGGTCCTACTGGAGCCACAGGTGCTGCATCAAATGTAACTGGACCTACTGGTGCCACTGGTGCAGTAGGTGCTACTGGAGCTACAGGAGCAACGGGAGCTACAGGTGCTGTAGGTGCTACAGGTGCTGGTGGAGCATTGGGTTATTGGGGTTCATTCTATGACACAACAGACCAACCACTTGGAGCAACAGGTTCAGCGCAAGTTATAACAATTAACACAACAGCTGATAACAACGGTGTAACTATTGAAAATGGCGACGAAATAACATTTGCTAATCCAGGTGTTTACAGTCTTACATTCTCAATACAAGTTGGAAACCTTGCTAACTCTGTAGAAAAAGCAACATTCTGGCTTAAGTACAACGGAACTGATTATCCAGATTCAGCTACAGAAATTGACTTGCAGGCACGTAAGTCTTCAGGTGTTCCAAACCGTCAAGTAATAACTGTTAACTATGTTGCTGAAGCAGTTACTGCCGGCGATTATGTACAAATCTATTGGGCTGGAACAAGTACAAATTTAGTTCTTGAAACATTCCCTGCTGGAACATCTCCAGTAACTCCATTAGCACCAACAATTATTGTTACTGCAACGCAAGTTATGTACACGCAACTTGGACCAACAGGTGCTACTGGTGCCGTTGGCCCAACTGGCCCAACTGGTGCAATTGGTGCCACAGGTGCAACTGGAGCTGCTTCAACTGTAACAGGCCCAACAGGAGCCACAGGAGCTACTGGCGATACAGGACCAACAGGTGCCACAGGACCTCAAGGTATACAGGGACCAACAGGCGCTACAGGCGACACTGGTCCTACAGGTGCTACTGGTGACACAGGACCCACAGGTACTACTGGTGACACTGGCCCAACTGGAGCTACAGGTGCCACAGGTGCTGCTTCTACAGTAACAGGACCTACAGGAGCCACTGGTGCTACAGGAGCCACTGGACCAACAGGTCCAACCTTTGAGGGTTATGATTACGAAATTCACGTTTCTGGTATTGACGGTAATGATACAACTGGTAATGGCGATTTACTTAAGCCAGTTGCAACACTTACAAAAGCTATAACTTTAGTAACAGGAAATAGAAATACAATTGTTATTCATCCTGGAACTTATGCAGAGTCAGTAAGCCTCAGTGCTAAAGTTTTAATTAAGGCAACTAATGGCCCAGAATATAATGATGGCCCATTTGTTAATGGAACTATAACAATTCCTGCTGCGGCAACAAACTCACAGATAACTGGAATTTCAATTACTACATTAACTATTTCTGAAACAGCTTCAGCAACAATATTTAATTGTAATGTAACTACATTTAACAAGACTTCATCAGGAACTGTTAATATTTTTGGCGGTTCGTTTGGTGGAACAACAAGCGTAACTGGAACTGGTTTAATTCGTTTCTCTGAAATGTTAAACCTTTTTAACGTTACAAATAACAATGCATCATCTACAGTTTCAATTAACACTTGTAAAGTTCTTTTTAACCCAATTAACACAGCAGGTTCAATGTTTATTGGTGCATGTGGCATATTTGGAAGTGGAACATATACAGTTACGAGTTCTGGTAGTTCAATAACAATTCTTAACTCTTTAGTGTTCAACTCAGTTGGTTCAGCATTAAGACCAATCAGCATCAGTGCAGGAACTTACACCATTGGAAATACTCAGATGGACTATGCTGGTTCTGTATTTACTGGCGCAACTGCATCAACTAACCCACAACACTTTGGTGTAATCAACGCAAACTCTTATGTTACACGTGGTGGAACTTCTAGTCAGTTTGTTAAGGGCGATGGTTCACTTGATTCTACCGTTTATAATCAAACTGGACCCACTGGTCCTACAGGTCCAACAGGAGCCACAGGAGCTACTGGAGCTGCAGGAGCAACTGGAGCAACAGGACCTGCAGGAGCCACAGGTGACACTGGACCAACAGGCGCAACTGGTGATACAGGCCCAACTGGAGCCACTGGTGCAGTCGGTGCAACTGGAGCAACAGGAGCAACTGGAGACACAGGTCCACAAGGACCAATTGGAGATACAGGTCCAACTGGTGCAGTAGGAGCAACTGGTGCTACTGGTGCACAAGGAGCAACTGGTGCCACAGGTGCACAAGGCATTCAGGGACCAACAGGAGCCACTGGAGCACAAGGCGCAACAGGCGATACTGGTCCAACTGGCCCACAAGGTGTACAAGGGCCAACAGGTGCCACTGGAGCAGCAGGAGATACTGGACCAACTGGAGCTCAAGGAATCGAAGGACCAACGGGAGCAACTGGCGACACTGGTCCTACAGGAGCAACAGGAGCTGCTTCAACAGTTACTGGCCCAACAGGTGCAACTGGAGCCACAGGTGCAACTGGACCAACAGGACCAACCTTTACTGGTTATGCAAATGAAATACATGTTTCAGGCGTAGATGGTAACGACACAACAGGTGATGGTTCACTACTTAAGCCATATGCAACTATTGCTAAAGGTGTAACAGCAGTTTCAGGTTCAAGAAATGTTATCGTTGTTCATCCTGGTTCATATGCTGAGTCACCAACATTAACAGCTAAAACATTTATTAAAGCAGCTGAAGGTCCAGCATATAACGATGGACCATTTATTACTGGAACATTAGAAATTCCAACTGCCGCAACAACATCTCAAATTATTGGTATATCAATTGGAACATTAACAGTTTCAGGAACAGCATCAGCATTTATAACAAATTGTAACGTTAACACTGCTTTGAACAAGAGTTCATCAGGAAGCTTGCATGTATCTGGTGGAGCAGTCACAGGTGTTAGCGTAACAGGAGCTGGCGTATCTCGTTTCGTAGATATGTTGCAAGTAACAGGCGCAACAAACAATAATGCATCTTCAACATGTGTATTTACTAATGTTAAAGTTTTGTTGAACCCAGTTAATACAACTGGAAACATGTTTGTTAGTAACTCAAGTGTATTTGGTACTGGAACTTATGGTATTACAAGTGCTGCTGGTTCATTGCAAATGAGTAATACAGTAGTATTTAACTCAACTGGTTCTGCATTGCTTCCAATTAGCATTACTGGTGGAGCTTATTCACTAACAAGCATACAGTACAATACTTCTACATCTTCAATTTCTGGTACAAATCTAAATCCAAATCCGCAATTTGCACAAATAACAGCTGATAAGTTCATCACACGTGGTGGAACATCATCTCAATTTGTTAAAGGTGATGGTACATTAGATTCAACTGTATACAACCAGACAGGACCTACTGGTCCAACAGGAGCAACTGGCCCAACAGGTGCTAGTGGTTCTGCTGGTGCAACAGGACCCACAGGTGCAACTGGGGATACTGGTCCAACAGGAGCTGCAGGAGCTACTGGCGACACAGGTCCAACTGGTGCTGCAGGCGCCCAGGGTGCAACAGGACCTACTGGACCAACAGGTGCTAGTGGAACGGTTCCTGGATTTTCATACATATACAATAACTCTTTTGTAACTACAGACCCAGGTTCTGGAAGATGGGCTACATCATCTAATCCAGTATCACCAACAACATTATACATATCTGAAACTGACAATAATGGCCAAACCCAAACTGCATGGTTAGGAACAATTGCTTCTGGAGATAAACTTTGGATGACCAGAAATGGTACTACTGGTTTTCCAGCTGAAACAACAGTGTTTACTGTAACATCAACACCAGTTGACCAAGGAACTTATTGGACAATGTCTGTATCAGGCCTCGTTGGAAGTGGACCTGATACAACTGCTCCTTATGGAATAATAAATCTTGGTTCTGGACCAACAGGAGCAACAGGACCAACAGGACCAACAGGTGCAACAGGAGCTGCTTCAACAGTTACTGGACCAACAGGTGCAACAGGAGCTACTGGACCAACTGGACCTGCTGGCTCAGGTGGTGGTAGTTCACCAGATGATTATAATACAATAATTGGTTTAAGACTGTTCTTATAATAGGAGAAATAAAATGGCAACATATAGTAAAGTCGCTTTGTCTGGAAGCACAAATGGCAAACAAATTAAAGTAGCGACAACTGGAACAACTGGAACAACAGTACATACTGCTCAATCTGGCACAACATATTGGGATGAAATATGGATTTATGCAGTTAATTCTTCAGCATCAGCTGTTAAACTAACAATTGAATGGGGAGAAACAACTGTACCTGATGGTAATATTGAAATTACAATACCACCAGAAAATGGATATACATTAGTTATTCCAGGTTTAATTTTACAAAACTCGTTGGTTGTAACTGCGTTTGCAGGAACCGCAAACGTTATTAAACTTAATGGATATGTGAATAGGATAAGCGCATAAAATGAGTGAATTTACTTTAGGTGCAAGATTTAAACCAGGTGGTCAAATAAACACTAATCTTTGGTTACCACAAAATGCTTCAGCACAAAATTTACTTAAAGTAGACTGGTTAATAATTGCTGGAGGTGGAGCTGGCGGTGCGATTTCAGGAAGCAGTGGATGGGTAGGCGGTGGAGGAGGTGCTGGTGGCTACAGAGCAAGTATTGGAAACAATAATACTGGAGCATCGCTTACTTCTGGTGGTAATAGTTTTTTTGAAGGAACATTATTTCTACCAAAAGGTGAATATACAATTGTTGTTGGAGCTGGTGGAAGTGTAGCTGCAGGTTCAAGTGGTGGAAATGGAAATCCGTCTTCTATTCGTGGTTATGATATTTTTATTGAATCACTTGGTGGAGGCGGTGGAGGTTTTGGTAATGGCAGCGGCAATGGTGGAAATGGTCTTTCTGGTGGCTCAGGTGGAGGTGGAGGAAGCGGAAGTTCTACAGGTGGTTCAGGTGGAAGTGGAACAACTGGACAAGGTTTTTCTGGCGGAAATGCCTTTTCTGGTGTAGGACGCGCAGGCGGTGGTGGCGGCGCAGGCGGCGCAGGCGGCAACGCTACAGGTACAAATAGTGGTGCTGGAGGAACTAGCTTAGCTTCAACCATAACTGCATCATCAGTAAACAGAACATCTGGTGGAGGAGTTGCAACATCTGGTGGAGGAACTGCTGGAACCGCAAATACTGGTAATGGTGGACAAGGTGCATTTAGTTCTACTCCAACTGGAAATGGTGGTTCTGGAATAGTAATTGTTAGATACTATCTTGGAGAAATATCTAGTAAAGGTTTTACTGTTTCTGGAGGAACATACAATAGCCCTAACTCAACTATTGGCGTTCGTACATTTACTGCGTCTGGAACACTTTCAATAACTTAAAGAGGAATTATGGCACATTGGGCAGAAATAGATAAAAATAATATTGTTATAAGAGTTGTTGTTACTGATAATAATGACCCAAATAGCGATGAAGGTTATCAATGGTTAGTAAATAACTTAAAAGGAAAATGGATTCAAGCTTCTTACAATGGAAATATTAGAAAAAACTTTCCTGGTCCTGGATTTATTTATGATGAATCAAGAGACGCATTTATAACTCCAAAACCATTAACTGAAGGAACTTGGGTTTTCAATGAAGAAACTTGTCAATGGTATGACGAAGATTTTATTTAAAAGGAAGTATAAATAATGGCAATAGATTTCCCATCCTCTCCAGTCAACGGACAAACTTTTACCGCTGGTGATAACACATGGATTTGGAGTTCTTCTTTATCTGCATGGGAACTAGACATTCCTACAATTTCTGGACCCACTGGACCCACTGGACCCCAAGGTGATTGGGCATCGCCTCAAATAATAAATGTACAAACAGGTACATCTTACACTGTGCTAAATAGTGATGATGGAAAACTAATAACATTAAATAATAGTTCTACTGTCACAGTTACTGTTGATGGTTCAACTGCACTTAATCCTGGACAAAGAATAGACTTAATTAGATTAGGTTCTGGTGGAGTTATTGTTTCTGCTTCAGGCGTTACTATTAATGGAACTCCAGGATTAAATCTTAGAGCACAGTATTCTGCAGCAACTTTAATCTGCTTATCATCAAATAATTATGTTTTAGTTGGAGATTTAGTTTAATCATGCCATCAACTATTGGAATCGTTGCATCTCATATAGTTCCTGAAAAAACAACCGTTGTTATGGGAGCAAACTCTGCTAACGGTTGGATTGCTGCGTTTCCAATTACATCTTATGGATGGGGTACTCGTTTAGCAAATCCTGTATCACTTCCTACAAACTCGATTGGTGATTTATCTTTTTCTCCATCAGCATCTGCTTTATTAATTAACTGGGCTTCAACTCCACAACAAAGATTAAGAGCTTATCAATGGACTTCTTCTGGGTTTGGTTCAGCTTATACATCAGTAAGCGGAACTTTTGGATTTAGACCAATTTTTAACAATGCATCAACAAGAATTATTTATACAATTCAAGCTTCAGGAAGTAATCAAACAATAGCACGAAGAGTATGGTCAGATTCAACAGGTTTTGGAACTGAAACAACTGGAACTACAATTCCAGGAAGTACACAACAAATTGCAATGCATCCAAGCGGAAATTCTGTAGCATTTGCTCATGAAAACTCTCCAACTATTAGTGTATTTCCATGGTCTGATTCAACAGGATTTGGAACAAAATATGCAAATCCTTCTCCAGCATTGCCTCCAGATGTATCTTATGGTGTTACTTTTAATCCAAGCGGAAATGCAATAACAATGGGAATATTTGGTGATGCTGGCATAGCAAGTTATGCATGGTCTAACTCAACTGGATTTGGAACAAAGTACTCTGACCCATCTCCATCTCTGCCTGGAAACACTTTTAAAACTGCTTATTCTCCAAATGGAAATGATATAGTGTTAGCACATAGTGGTAGTCCATATGTAACAGCATATAGTTGGTCATCTGGTTTTGGCACTAAATACAGTAATCCAACAAGTTTGCCAGCTGGAAATGGAAACAAAATATCATTTACGCCTTCTGGAACTGAAGTTGTTGTAGGAGTAAATGGTTCTCCAGACCTGGTTGCATATGCATGGAACTCTGGTTGGGGAACAAAATATGCAAATCCATCGGTAACTCCAACATCAGCAGAATTTACAATAAGTCCAAAGTATAATTAATCAAAGGAATAATATGACAAACGAAGAATTAATTCAATTACGCAGAGATGAACTTTCTGCTTATCAAAATAATATTGATAATTTTAATGCAATAATTGCAACACTTCCAAGCTCTTTGCCATCACGCCTTGAATCATATCGTTCAAGAACTGATAAACATGAAGCAGCAGCAGAAATACAAGATTTAGATGATGTTAAACTTGTTAGTGATGTTTGGTTCCATGATGAATTACAAGCACGTATTCGCTCAGAGATAGTTGAAATGCGCAAAGTAGAAGCAATATTGACAGTACTAGAAAGTAATTAATGGAACTAGAAGCTCTTGTAAACGAATATAACTTTAGAAAATGTAAAGGCCCTCAGGATGCAACGGATGACCAGCTTCTGGAGGCTTTTATTTTCTTCTGCAATAACTTTGCCCATATTAAACATCCTAATAAAGGTAAAATATTATTTGAATTGCGTGATGCTCAGATTGAAACAGCTAAGGCATGGATATCTAATAGATACACAATAGTTTTAAAGTCACGTCAGATTGGCTTCTCTACATTAGCGGCAGCTTATTCATTTTGGATTACTTATTTTTGGCCAGATAGATTTGTTGTCATGCTTTCAAAAACAGAGCGTGAAGCAACTAAGCTACTCGGCAAATCAAAGTATATCTATAAATTTCTACCAGACTGGTTAAGATTAGCTGGCCCGGAATTAACACAAAACAACATGCTTAAAATGACATTTGATAATGAATCAGTTATTGAATCATTGCCATCTGCAAATGAGCCTGCTCGTGGTGAATCTGTTTATCTAGCCATCATTGACGAAATGGCATTCTTGCCTAACCCAGAAGAAGCATGGGCAGCTATTGAGCCAATTGCTGACGTAGGTGGTCGAGTTATATGCTTGTCTACTGCTAAGGGTGAAGGTAATATTTTCTTTAATCTTTGGCATGGTAGTCAAACAGGAACCAATAGATTCCGTGGAATTTTCTTTCCTTGGTCAGCTAATACAGACCGTGGACAAGAGTGGTATGACGCACAGAAAAAAGAACTACCAGAATGGCAGTTACATCAAGAATATCCATCTAATCCAGAAGAAGCATTTATTCGTTCTGGTCGTCCTGTTTTTGATATTGATGCTTTAAATCGCCAGCAGACAGAAAAGCCTAAGACTGGTATTAACAAAAGGATAAATGAAGGACAGAATTCTTTTATCTTTGAATCATCTGGTGGACCATTATCAGTATGGGCGATGCCTCAGTTTGGTGGAGTATATTGCATTGGAGCAGACGTTGCTGAAGGTTTGGCTAGAGGTGACTATTCATCAGCTCATGTTATAGATGCCAAAACTGGATTAATAGTTGCTCATTGGCATGGGCATATTGACCCTGACAGATTTGGTGAAGAAGTATTATTACCTTTAGGTTATTTTTATAACTCAGCTTTAATTGGAGTTGAATCTAACAACCATGGTTTAACAACATTAACATCTTTAAATAAAGCTAATTATGTTAATCTTTATCGTCAAAGAAAATTAAACCAAAGGCATGCAGAACCTACAGAATCTCTTGGTTGGCGCACAACAACATTATCCAAGCCTCTAGCAATAGATGAGCTTAATGCATCAATAAGAGATGGTGAAGTAGAAATACTATGCGAGTATACAATTGCAGAATTAAAGACATTTGTTAGAAATGATAATGGTTCTACAAATGGCTCCCCACATGACGACAGGGTTATGTCTTTGGCAATTGCTAGACAGATGTTAAAATATGTATGGCTTTCAGAATATAGACCAAGCCAAGAAAAACCTTTTGGAACTCTAGATTGGTTTGCTACTAAAGTTAAAAAAGCAACTCCAGAAAAAGAACGTTACTATATAGGTGAGTTTAACAATTACTGATATGTAATAATGTAGACATTAATATAGGAGATTTATATGAATTTATGCGAATGCGGACGCCAATTGAAGTCAGAAACAGACAATAGCAGGGGCTATTGCTTTGCTTGTCATGTTAAAACTGTTCGATTAGGTTTTGTTGAAGGAAAAGATAAGTTTCATGGACCAACTATCCGTGAACGCCAAAGATACTATGAAGATTCACCAGCTTTTAAAAAGGGTGAAATTGAAAAGGTACCAGCAAGAAAAGAATTAATTTAAAATGGAATGGTTAGTTCCTATTATAGTTGCCGTTATTGGTGGGCCAATTGTTGTTTTATTGCAGCAATTGCGTAAAGAGAATACAGAACAACATGGCGAATCAAGGGCACTCTTAGAACGAGTAGCAGACAGAGTTGACAAAGTTGACGAAAAATTAGACGGTCATATTGACTGGCATTTAAAGAAAGAGAAACACAATGGCTAAAAAACCAACAATGGCACAAGCGTTTAAAGCAGCACAAAAATCAAGTGGTTCTAAATCAGCAAAACAAAAAGACCCTTCTGACTATGGTTCATCTGCTGCTGACTTCCGTAGAAAAGAAGAAGAAGACAAGCGTATCGCTCGTGAAACAAAGCGTAACCCTAAAGATGCCAGTGGTAGTTCATACTTCGGTGAAACTCAAGAGGATAAGCCAAGAGGACCAAGGATGCCTAAAGGTACACCTGCTCATCCAGGTAGGAAGCCAGAACCATCAAACAAGAAGCCAAATCCAAAACCAAAACCTAGTCCTAAGCCTAGACCAAGTACTCCAAGTACGACCACTACTACGGTTCCTAGTGGTTTGGCACAGTCAAAGAAGAAGAAATAATGGCACCGAATAAAAATAGAAAACCATACGATGCCAAGACGAGTACAACAACGCCAGTATGGGACACAAAGAACCCAAAACAGAAGTCAAAGAAGCTCACTCCCTCACAGAAAACGGAAGCGAAGTCCAGGGCAAAGAAAGCCGGAAGACCATATCCAAATCTTGTTGATAACATGGCAGCAGCCAGAAAGAAGAAATAACAATGCCTTATTCAAAATACTCAAGTAAACAAAAGAAATTAGCAGCAGTAGCTGAACCACGTAAGAAGATAACTGGAGCAGACTTAAAAGCTCTTAACTCTAAAAAGAAAAAGAAATAATGGCTTCTCCAGCTTGGCAGCGTTCCGAAGGCAAAAATCCTAAAGGCGGTTTAAACGCTAAAGGTCGTGCGTCTTATAAAGCACAGACTGGTGGAACTTTGCGTGCTCCTGTTAAGTCTGGAGACAATCCAAGACGTGCATCGTTTTTAGCTAGAATGGGCGGAATGCCTGGTCCAGAAAGAGATTTAAAAGGTAATCCAACAAGATTGTTATTATCTTTAATGGCATGGGGTGCTACATCTAAAGCTGATGCAAAAAGAAAAGCTGCAGCAATTTCAGAAAGAAACGCAAGAAAGAAAAAAGCAAAATGAAATATTCAGAAACAAAATTAGGTCAAGCATTTAAAATTGCAATTGAAGTTGGTGGCGGAGAAGAACATGATAAGAACTATACCGATAGTCCTCACATGAGAAACAATGTTAAGTTGGCTCCAGCAGAACAAAAATATGTTGAATCGCTTTATGAAATTGTTGAAGAGTATGGCAGATTGTCAGACGATGATGGGAATGGTATCTGGGTTGGTTATGTATCAGCAGCAGAAAATGAAGACAAGGCAATTGGAGTAAAGTGCTCTAACTGTGCTTTTTATTGTAAAGAAATGAATGCTTGTCATATCATTGCACAAAAAATTGAAGCAGAAGGATATTGCAGATTAGCAGCTATTGGCGAAGGTCTAGTGAAGGGTAGAAAATAATGGCGAGACAAAGTAACTCAGATAAATTATCAATGTATAGAAAGCGTGTCGACTCCTCAAAGAGTTGGCGCAAAAACGAACAATATGATAACTTATGGAATAGAATGATTAACCTTTATCGTGGTCGTCATTATCGTGGCAATACCGTTGGAGATAGACTTTTAGTTAACATATCATTTTCAACGATTAACACTTTAGCACCTGCTGTTTCTATTGGTCGTCCAAAGATTTTAGTTAACCCACGTCGTCCTGATGATGGAGACAAAGCTATTGTCACAGAAGAGATTATTAACTATTGGTGGCAGCATTACGAATGCCAGCCAGAATTTCAGCGTGCAGTAAAAGATTATCTTATTTTAGGTCATGGTTGGGTTAAGACTGGTTATCGTTTTGTTGAAGAAGCAGACGTTGACAACATAGAATATACAGCTGATGAAGTAGCAGAAAAAGACCCTACTGGTGAAGTTGAATCTCAATTAATTATTCGTGAAGACCGACCATTCTTAGAACGCATTGACCCATTCGACATTTTTGTAGACCCTTCCTCAACATCATTAAATGACATGCGTTGGATTGCCCAAAGAATTCGCAGACCAATGAAAGATGTAAAAGCAGACGAAAGATATAACTACACTGCTAGACAAGAAGTTACTCCTAGTTCATATTCGCTTTATGCAAGCGATATGTCACAAAATCCGGCAAATACAAATTATTCAATTAATAATCCTGATGATGCTTTCTGTGATATATATGAATACTATGATATTAACACTGGTGAGATGTCTGTCTTTTCAGATTCAGGTGGAGAAAAGTTTTTAATTAAACCAACTAAGATTCCTTATGTTTTTGGTCATCCATTCTTTATGTTAAGAAACTATGACATTCCAGGTTACTTTTATCCAATGGGCGAGCTTGAAGCTATTGAGCCATTGCAGCAAGAATTAAACGAAACTCGTACACAGATGATGAACCACAGAAAGCGTTACTCACGCAAGTGGTTGTTTACTGAATCTGCGTTTGATGATTTTGGTCGCCAAGCTTTAGCATCAGATGATGACAATGTTATCGTTCCTGTTAAAGGAAATGAAAATCTTAATAATGTTGTTGTGCCAATGCCGGCATTAATCAACCCACCAGAGTTTTACAACCAGTCTGCTTTGATTCAAAATGACATTGACCGTGTATCAGGTGTATCTGAATACCAGCGTGGTGCAATCCCAGAGACAACTCGTACTGCTAGAGAAGCTGCTATTATCGCTGAGGCCGGCAATGCAAGAGTTGCTGAAAAGTTAATTCAGATTGAAAATGCTATAGCAAGATGTGCAAGTAATTTAATAATGCTAGCTCAGCAATACATGACTGGTGAACAGACTGTTCGTATAGTTGGTAGTGAGACTGCTCCAGTATGGTTAACTTTTGATAAAGATTATATTTCTGGTGAGTTTGATTTTATGGTTGAAGCTGGTTCTACAGCTCCACGCAATGAAGCTTTCCGTAGAGATATGGCACTTCAAATGGTTTCAGCAATGCAGCCGTTTGCTCAAGCTGGAATCGTTGACCTTCCTAAACTTGCAGAATATGTATTGGGCACTGGCTTTGGAGTTAAAAATCCTCAAGCGTTCTTGACTACTCCACCACCACAGGCCATGGAAGGCCAAGGCGGACAGCCTATGGGACCAGGTGGACCAGAGGGTATGCCACCAGGAATGCCACCAGCTGGTCAGATTTCAGGCCCAGGACCACAAGTACCAGCATCCCCACAGGAAATGGCTTTGGCACCAGAAGAACTTATAACAATAATTCAAGGTTTAGAAAGTGGAGAACTTACTCCAGAAGAAGTACCTCCTGAAATATTAGCTCAAATAGAACAGTTTTTAGCTGAACAAGGCGGACAGCAAGCTCCTGCTCAGGGAGAAATGCCTGAACAATTAGCCCTTATTCTTCAAGGACTCCAATCTGGAGAGCTTCAGCCACAAGACGTACCACCTGAAATTTTAGCTCAACTAGAGCAACAAATGCAGGGTATGTAATAACTTTCATATCTATATAGGAACAACCTACAGAAGGCAGGACTCCAATGAGTGATAACATTGAAATTAATACTAACGATACTGATTTAGAAAGCCCCGTAGAAGACGGACAAGTAGAAGAATCAAATGAAGTATTAGAAACCCCAGAAGAAGAGGACTTTGAACTTTTCGACTATACCCAGTTTTCCGATAATAAAGTAAAGCTGCAAGTTAATGGCGAAGAGATTGTGGTTCCACTATCTGAGGCGCTAGCTGGATACCAGCGTCAGGCGGATTATACCCGCAAGACACAGGAACTCAGTGAGCAAAAGAAGCAGATTCAATTTGCTGCAGCCATTCAAGAATCTCTTGATAATGACCCAGCAGGAACTCTGCAAATGCTGCAACAGGCATACGGACTAGATACAAATCAAAACTTAGATTTAGATGATGAGTGGTTAGACCCAGCCGAGCAGCGAGTTCAAGATTTAGAAGCAAGACTAATGGCCTTTGAACAACAAAGGGCAATGGATGAATTGCAAAAGACTCTTGATTCTTTACAGGTAAAATATGGCGATGACTTTAGCCCAGATGAAGTAGTTGCCAAGGCACTTGCCCAAGGTTCAACCGATTTAGAAGCAGTTTTTAAACAGATTGCTTTTGACAAGGTTTATGCCGAAGCTAAAGCTGGTAAGAAAAAGGTTGTTGAAGAAACAACTAGAACTCAAGCCAAGCGTGAAGCAGCAATTGTCTCTGGTGGCACATCCGCAAAAGGAACCGCTCCTATTAAGCCTGAGCAACCAAAATCGGTATTTGAAGCCTACGAAGCAGCAAAACGCACACTAGGCATCTAAAAAGTTAAATTCAATTAGGAGAACCCAAAATGACTTCACCAAACGCTGCAGCCTTTGATTACAATGACCTGTTTTCAACCACACTGCAAAACTACCAGCCAACATTAGTTGACAACATATTCAAGGACTTGGTCCTTCTTAACCACCTCAATGAGCGCGGTCGTGTCCGTGTTGAAGAGGGTGGCAGCCAGATAGTAGAGCCATTGCTCTATGCTAAGAACAGCACTGCTGCTGCTTACGAAGGTTATGACCCAATCAGCCTTACCCCACAGGATGGCATTTCAGCTGCTACCTATGACTGGCATCAGATTGCTGCTTCTATCGCAATTAGCGGTATTGAAGAAGCTCAGAACCGTGGCACAGAAGCAATTATTAAATTGTTGAATGCTAAAATCATGCAAGCAGAAATGTCCATCAAGGACCTTTTGAACACCATGTTGTTTGACGACAACAGCATTGCTAAGAGCTTTAATGGTCTTGGTAACATTGTTGGTACAAAGAACAACACAGTTGGTGGAATCAACGGTGCTACTAATTCATGGTGGAACCCATACATTCCAGTAGCTGCAGGTTCTGCTGCAGTTCTTGACGATATTGACATGGCAAACGTTTACAACAACGTTTCAAAAGGTAGCGATACCCCTGACCTTATCATCACCACAGAAGCATTGTTCAGCAAGTACGAGTCACTCTTGACCCCTAACGTTCGTTACCAGGACGTAGCTAAAGCTAACGCTGGTTTCCAGAACTTGATGTTCAAGCAGACACCAGTCGTATTTGACCTCAATGCTACGGACCCAAGCGGTGCAACACCTAACTCAGTTGGTGACCCAATGTACTTCCTTAACACGAAGTACCTCAAGCTTACCGGCATGAACGGTCACTGGTTTAACACCACTGACTTCCAGCAGGGTACAGTAGCAGGCGTTGACGCCCGCTACGCAATCATCATGGCTTACGGTGAGCTTACCTGCTCCAACCGTGCACGCCAGGGAACCCTGTTTGCAAACGCATCCTGATAATTAAAATCAGATAGCACAGATTTAGCTGGTGCTGGAAGTTTAAAAGTTGTCATCCTTCGGACAGCTCTTCCGGTACCAGCTAATTTGCTATATAAGGTAATGTAGTTTACGTAATAAATTACATATATATATGAACAATAGATTTTTTCGAAGGGTTTAAAAATGAGTAATATAAGACCAGTACATGTAAGTCAAGGTTTAGCTGGAACAGAACGTTATGGCTTTACTAGCAACATAGAACAAGATAGAGCAATGCCTACATTTGCGCAACCAGGAACACAGCTAGCTCCTCCTAGTGGTACTCCTTATGTTCCTAAATATAACAGTTGTGCTGTTATCAGGGAAGATAACGCAAGATGTAAAGGACCTAAGGCCAAGGGTACAGAATATTGCATTGGTCACCTGCGTGCTATGGAAAAAGCAGCAAAAGCAGCAGAAGAAAAACCATCCGAATAGATTGGATTAAAAAATGAGCACTATTGTTACTGGGATTAATAGATTTTATCTCCTTCAATATTTGCAAGATATATCAGACTTGTCCATAGGGTCAGACCCTAACGTTGATGACATTAATGATACGCTTGTTTTACAATTTATTAAAGAAGGCTATCAAAGAATAGTTTCTTTATATGACCGCTGGCCATGGTTTCAAGCAGGTTATAGTTTTAGTACAGTTACTAATCAACGCAGTTATTCTACAGGTTTTACTTTAGAAAATACTACATCTACTACAATAGCAACGCCGGCAGCAAACAAATCATTTTCTGACATTGCTCAAATCATTAATGTTGTTAATAATACAAATGGTGGCAATGAATTATTTTACATTGACCAATTTAAAGCAGAACAACTTTGGGTAGGAACAAATGACCAACCAGATATTCCTGCATACTGGTCTTTGTGGGCTGGTCAACTAAACTTATGGCCTAAACCAAATGATGTTTATTCAATTACAATGCGTGGATATAGAGTTCCTGATTTAACTTGGTTAAACCAACCAGACTCTAACTCAACTGATTATGTTGACCTTGATACTGAATTTCACTTAATGCTTGTCAACTTTGTTATGATGCGCATTTTCCAATATCAAGAAGACCCAGAAATGGCTCAAGTTTACCAACGTCATTTCCAAGAAGGTGTTGCTATTGCTCAGCAAAACATTGCGGCACCTAATGTTAATCAACCATTAATAATGAGTGGTGGATTATTAATTAACGGACCAGCTAACAAAGCTTATGGCTATGGCTATGGCGCAGGTGTTGCCGTTATTCCTGGAAGCCCTAGTCCATTTGGTAGGCCATGGTAGCAATTAACTTTCAACAAGTAGCAGACTTTACAGGTGGAATTAACTTTCGTGCTGACCAATTTCAATTAGCACCGAATGAATCACCTTCTATGCTCAATGTTGAGATTGACCCACGTGGTGGTGTCTTTAGCCGTGCAGGTTATAAAATAAAAAACACAAGTCCAATATCATTTTCTGGTCAATGGAATCCAAAAGGACTTTTTGATTTTCGTGGCGCAGCACCAACAATCATGTTAACAACAGGCTACCAAACAGTTGGACCACATGACGGAAGAGTCTATCAATCATCTGGTGGTAACTTTACTACTTTAGATAGTGGTCCTGCAACTCCTTTAAATGTTAAATCTACTAATGGTGCAGGCATGACTACATGGGAACAAACTCTGTACATTGCTCTTGGCGCTAGTGCAGTAAACATGTTTAAATGGTCTACTGGTAATACTTATGCTACATCATTAACTCCATCTGGACCAACATGGCAACCTTATTCTCAGCCCGTTGGTGGATTTATGCCAAAAGCAGAACTCTGTCTAGCACATGCAAATAAAATGTTTGTTGCAAATACTAATGAGGGTGGCACCGCTTATCCCAATAGAGTTCGTTGGTCACACGAAAACAGACCAGAAGATTGGTATCAAGATGATTACATTGATATTAATGCTGGTGGAGAAGGCATTCGTGCATTAGTTATTGTAGAAGGTCAGTTATTAATATTTAAACAAAAAGCTGTTTATCTTCTTATGGGTTATGATGCTGACTCATTCCAATTAGTAGAACTTTCAACTACGCTTGGAATTGATTATCCTCAGCAAGCTGTTTATGGTGCTGGTGGAGTTTTCTTTTTCGATTATCCTAATGGTTTATATTTTTATGACCGCAATGGTATAACTGATATATTTGAAAGAATCCGCCCAATAATAATTAATAATGAAATTAATACAAGTGTATTAGATGATATAACATTATCATTTATAAATAACAGACTATGGCTATCAATGCCATATGCAGATAAAGATGTATCAGTACCTCCAGCTTATCCTTCTGTTAACTTTTTATTTGACCCAACCATTGGTTCACGTGGTGCTTATAGTATGTTTCAATCTTCACCTACATTTTCTAATGATGCTACACCTGTTGTTATTCCTGGTTTTGGTTTAGTGTCAGGCACTGAATGGAGAGACAGTGACGATAATGCATGGTTCTTAATGATTAATCCAGATGGTAATTTTCCACATGTTTATTATGTTGATGATTATGATAATACTTTTGATGATGTTTTGCAGGGAGCAACTCCATCTTTTACTGGAAAATTTAGAACAAACTATAGAACATCTTGGTTTGATGATGGACGCTATGTTCAATTAAAATCGTTTTTAAGACCAAACTTTGTATTAAAAGAAGTTGATGCACCAACTTATATTAAATTAAATACATTTAAAAATTATAATGAATCAATTATTTCAGGTGGAACAAGAACTATTAACTTAACTCCAACTGTAACTGGTGCAACATATGGAAGCGGAACATATGGAACGTCTATATATGGAGTTGACACAGCTGGTGCAACTATTAAACGTAAAGGAATATCTCCTTTAGGTAGAGGTTACGCAGTGCAATTAGAGTTCATTGGGCCAGATGAATCAACAGACCAAGTTTTGGCCCCAGGCAGAAGATGGGGAATTAACTCCATAGCTTACAAATATAAAAGACGAAAGATTAGAGGAACTTAATGGCTACTTTTACAACTCCTAATACATTTTCAAATGGTGAAGTAATTTCAGCATCTGAACATAATGAAAACTGGAACTACGCAGCAAGCTTTTCCAATGGTTTATCAGCTGGAGTAAACTTTGATGCTGGCGCAATTAGCAATGCTGCATTAGCTGAAAACTCAGTAACTAATACCAAAATTGCAGGTAGTGCTGTTACTACAGTTAAAATTAATGACTTAGCTGTAACTACTGCTAAAATAGCTGACGGAGCAATAACACAAGTTAAACTTGCACCTGGAACTATAACCGCTAAAAATATTGCTATTGGAACAACTACTACAGGAGCTGCTGGTACAAACGCAATTGTTACCGTTGCTCAAGATGCTTCAACAGCTACATTATCTTTTACAATTCCTCAAGGTATTCAAGGTATTCAAGGTACAGCTGGCACTAATGGTACTAATGGTGCTACTGGAGCCACAGGTGCTACTGGAGCCACAGGAGCCACTGGTGCAAAGGGCGACAAGGGTGATACTGGTTCTACTGGAGCCACTGGTGCTACAGGACCTACCGGACCTGCAGGACCTGGCTTACGTTTAGGTAGAATTTTAGACCTTGGTACTTCTAGCTCAACGCAAGACTTTATTGTTGCTAACAGTGGTGGCACTGCTTGTATGCGCGTTAACTCTTCATGGGGCGTTCATGGACAGTCATTAAGTGGCGGAAGAACTATGATGGTTATTTCAGACCAGACAATTGGATATAACTCTTCAACACTTAGAACTAAGCAAGATATAACAAATTATGAATTTAATGAACAAGCTGTTCTTTCAATAGAACCAAAAAGATTTAAATATAATAATACTGTTTTAGGTGGTGGAGATGATTCAGAATGGCAATATGGTTTTATTGCTGAAGAAGCAGTACAAGCAGGACTTAGTGAACTTGTACAGTTTGATGAAACAGGTCAACCAGATTACTTTGCATATGAACGTATGTGTATTGCACAACAGCAAATCATTCGCACATTGTGGTCTAAAGTTGAAGCTTTAGAAACTAGATTAACATCGTTAGAAGGATAGGATTATGGTATTTGACCCATCACTATTTGAACGTCAGCGTCGCAATCTACAAGAAAACTTTGCTCAACAGTCTGCTTTTAATACATATCAAAGATACCTTGCACAACAGCAAGGTGAACGACAAATTAGAGACATTGAAGAATCAGCTTTTGGAGCTAGAAGAGAAGTTCCAAGATTAACATCTTCATTTGCAAGACGTGGTTTAACAGGTCAAGGTGTAAGGTCTGGAGTATTTAATCGAGCTTTAAATGAATATGGTCAGCAAAGAGCTCGTGAACTAGGCGAAGGACAACAATCATTAGCAGATGCACTAAGAGGATTTGATTTACGTCAAGGACAATATTTAAGTGGATATGAAACAAGCTTAGCTGATTTAGAAGCAGATAAAGCTAGACAAATTGCGCAAGATGCACAAGCACTATTAACATTAAGGTAAGAAAATGGCAGTTACAAGATATGGAAATATGATGAGACCAGTTAGTCCATCGAGAACAAACATAGTAAGAACACAAAATCCTGTTGATTCTCCTAGGGCACCAGCTAGTTCAGCTGGTAACTTTAGAGGCTTAGACCAGTATTTTTCTGGTGCTGCAGGAGCTCCTGCTCCTTCGACATTAACTCAAGGCCCAGCAGTTCCAGTAAGACAGAATTTTTCTTCTACTCCAGCAAATTCAACTCCTCCAATTGATATTGGCCAAATTGTATCTGATGCATTGGCGGGTATTAGTTTTGGTGGAAGTTTTCCATCAGTTGTTAGTGGTGGTGGTACAGGTGGAACAACTCAATCAGCAATAAATGCACGTAATCAATTAGCATTTGACCAAGCAAAATTGGGAGCAACAACAAGAGCTCAACAAGAAGCTGATGCAAGAGCAAGACTTGGAACAAGTGCACAAGTTGGTGCTCTTCAAGCATTGCTTAATACTCCAACTGGACCTGGCTCATACAGAGAAGGCGCTGACAGACTTTTAGGATTGTTGTCTGGTTATGAAACAACCGCAAGAACTGGAATAACAGATGCAAGAACAGCTGCTGAAAACTTATTAGGACAGCAATATGGTAGAGCATCTGGTTTATTGTTTGGAGCTCCAGCTCAAGGCACAACTCCTGCTGTAACTGGTGCTTATCCAGCTTTAACAGCATACTTACGAGCAAATGCCCCTACAGCTTATGCAAGTGTTCCAACACAAGCAGCACCTGTTTCACAAAATACTTTAGCTCAATACATGACAGGACAGGGTACAGGGACAGCAGCTACTGACCAAGAGGTTGCTGCACAAAATACAGCAGCACAAGCAGGTCAGGGTAACTTTGCTGGACTACTAGATGTATTAAGAAGAACAGAAACAGCTGGGCAAACATCACGTCTTGCTGAAGCAGAGCAAGCAAGCACAATTGCACGCACAATGCTCGAAGCACAAAGAGCTGCACAAGCAGGTGGAATCACCCAGCAAGAACAAGCTGCTCTTTCAACACTTGCACAATCATTATTAGGCCAAAGACTCGGCGTAGAACAAGGTGCCGAACAACGTAGAACTGGATTGCAAGATGCTCTTCTTCCATTGCTTGGTACTGGTTATAATGTTACTGGTGAAGCAATTGCAGAAAATATTGAAACAGCAAAAGTTCCTGCTGTAGCTCCTTCAAAAGCGCCAAAGAAAGTTTCAGAGAGACCACTAACTACTGACTGGCAAAGACTTGTTGCAAAAAATAATCCAAACTTTACTGGAACATTTAACGAAGCAAAGAAGAAATTTCCAAAACTCTACAAACAATATCTTGATTCACAAAAGAAGAAGTAAATCATGGCTTTAGACCTTAATACTTTATATCAATATTACCTTGACCAAGGACTTGACCCTGCAACTGCTGCTCAATACACGGTATATTATATTCCTGCTGGAAAGAAAAAAGGTTTTAGTGGAATAACTACACCTAAGTTTAAGCCAGAATCACAAGTATATTCTGAAGTTGCGCCTAACTACAATAAATACAAAAAGTTAAATCAACCTTTTTGGAATAGTATAATTGATATTGTTAATAAAGGTGGAACATATCTTGATTTACAAAGATTAGTATCTGGTGATGCTGGACAAAAATACGCTGAAGATAATAATTTGTATACTCCAGAAGGATATGCAGATACAAGAAGTTTGTTGTCAACTGCTGGAAGAATGTTAAATGAATATACTAATGCACAAGAAGTATTAGGAAAACAGAAAAAAACATTTGGAACATTTGCTGCAAGCATTGGTGCACCAAGTCCTGATAAAAGATATTCATTTAAAGTTGATAAATCATATGATGCAAAAACACAAGTTGAGTATGCTCCTGTAAGAAAAGTATATAATACAGTTTTTAACAATCTTAAATCAGCTCTTAAAAAAGCTAAAGTAAGTCCTACTGAAGCTGCAAATTATGCAAAGCAATTTAATACTGCATTTGAAACAGCAATCAATACTAAATTAGCAGAATCAAATTTAACTCCATTTACTGATTACGTTATAAGAAAAGGTTAAAAATGGCACCTAAAAATTTAGACAAATTAGCAAACTTAAAAGTGCCAAAAATTCCAAAAGCACCAAAGAAACCTAAAGCTACTACTCCAGGTGATGATTGGGATAGTATTTTTGATGATGCGTTGACTTCAACAACAACAACAACAACAACGACAACACCGCCGACAACTGTTCCTAAGACAACTGGTGGAACTAGTGGTGGTCGCAAACCAATTGAAACTGCAGAAGAAGCTGCTAAATTATTAAAAGCTCAAGAAAAAAGAGCAGCTAACTTAAGAATTACCCAACAAGAAGCAGCTAAAGCACAAGAGGGTAAAAAGCCTGGTGGTTTTTTTGGTGCAATAGCTAGTGTAGTTAACTTTGATGTCATTCCTGGTAGTAGAGAATTTAAGCCAATTAAATCAGCCGTACTTCCAGCAGTTGGAGCGATAACTACTGGTGGTCGTGTTGTTTTATCTGCAAACGAAGAACTTATTGATAAAGTTAATCAAATTCGTGGTCGTGAAGCAAGGTATGAACGAGGAGATTACATTCCTATTCATAAACAAACTGGATTACCAATTGCCAAGGCTGGAGACCCAGTTATTCGTAACTGGGAAGATGTCATTAATGCTCCAGTTAACATTCCAAAAAATGCAACGCCTCAACAAAAAGCACAAGCAACTACAGACTTAGTTAAATCAAAAGCTAGAACAAGTTCTGGTTCAGTAAGAGAAGTTATAAAAGCTGCACAAGATTTTACCTATTCTGCTTCTGACAATCCTTATATTCCACAAACTGGCAATAAATATATTGATGGTGTTATTGATTTTGGTTATGATGTTTTCTTAGACCCAGCAACTTATGCAACATTGGGAGGAAGTGCTGTAGTAACGCCTGTAAAAGTAGGTGCAACAGCAACATCAAAAGCTGGAGCTAAAGCAGCAGCACGTGAAGCAGCAAGAATTGCAGCAGCAGAAGCAGCAGAAGCAGCAGCAAAAGTTGCAGCAGATGCAACAGCAACAGCAGCACAAAAAGCAGCTGCACAGGCAGCAGCAAAGGCAGCAGAAGCAGCAGCAGAAAAAGCTTTTAAGCAAGCAGCAGCAGCAGCGCCAAGAAGAATATATGGACGCAATGCAAGAGAAGCATTAGCTGAACAAGTAAGAACAATAAGACAGAGTGCACAACAAGTAATAGATGATGCAGCAGCGACGACTGCAGAAAAAACTGTTGCTCAACAAGCTGTTAGTGTTTTAACTGATGATTTTATTAAAGATGTTGCTGCTAAAGGTTATTCTGCTATACGTGGTCAAGCAGCTCAAACACTTGGAGTTAGAAGTGGTGCAAGAATTGGATTGCCGGGATTTGGCAAAGCAACAATACCATATACTTCTACGTTAACTAATTTTGTTGGTTCATCTTTAGCTATACCTAGAAATGCATTCTTTCAAACAAAAGCTGGACAAAGTGTATTGAACTCAATAACAGCAGTTGGTGAAGGTGGATTGTTTGGTTCAGAACAAATTCTTAAAATGCGTACAGCTTTACGAAGCGGTACAGCTACACCAGAAGAAGCAGTAGACTACACTGCTCTTTTATCTGCTGATAAGTTTTACCGTGGTGCAGTAGACCTTGCAAGAAAAAAAGCTGCAGTAGATGTTGGAAAAGTAACTAGTCGCAAGAATACTAAAGTAATAAGAAGTTTATCTGAACATCTTGCAACACCAGAAGCCGATTGGGCATCAAAGGGTTTACGTGCTTTGACTGCATCTGAAAAAGAAGCTTATGATTCTGTTAAAAATATATTAAACAAATTTTATAAAGAAGCAGACTCTGCAGCAGCTTTACTTGGAGCAGACGCATTGCCTGCTTTAGCTGACTATTGGCCACGTAGCCAATCAACACAAGCAATTGAATGGGCAGCTCGTAATGGTGATGAGGCAGATAGAATTGCAACTGGATTAGGTGTCGATAGAACATTCTTTTTAGGCAACTTTACTAGCAGAGCTTTAGGTCCTGGTAAGATTTGGTTTGGTGAAGTTCTTGATGGAACCGAATCAATCTATGATTTAAACAGAATTGCAAAAGACTCTGGAAGAATTAACTTTGACTTCTTTGAAACAGACCCAGTTAAAGCTTTAGCCGGATATGCAAATACTCACGCAAAGTATCTTGGTTATGCAACTGCTCTTGACCGTTTAACGAAAATTAGTCCATCTAAAGCTAAGGGGTTTGCACAAGATTTATCTGGTGAGGCTACATCATTAGTTCCAGCTAGAAAGCCTGGTGTAACTGACCTTGGTTCATTAGAAAATACTATTGCAAACTTCATGACTCCAGAAAGACTTACTAACTGGTCTGAAGCTCAAATACTTGCAATTCGAGACTCAATTAAAGATTTACAATCAAAACTTGCAGGTTCAAGTGACATTGTAAAACGTGAGTTTAATGATGCCATAATGGAAATTGATGAAAAGATAGCTGCAACGACAAGATTGATTAATGCTGGTGTTATTGACCCAACTTCTGGTTCTTTGTTAAGAGCAGAACTTGAAGCTTATGCAAATGATTTGGCATTAAGCATTAATAATGTTAAGCGTGATTTTATTGTTACAAGTCCTGACAGATGGAAAAATGTTGGTAGAACTTTAGAAGATGGTTTTGTTGTACTGAATGAAAAGACAGTTCCAGATATTGCTGTTCGTGCAGACATTGCAGAAATATTTCAAAATGTTAAGAGACTTGATGACCCTGCATTTGCTAAAGCTGCAGAAAAAGTTTTATTAGATTACAACAACTTCTTTAAAACTGCAGTTACAACTACTCTTGGATTCCATACACGTAACGCTATCAGCAATAGCTTTATGATGCTTGCTGCTGGTGCAGACCCATTGAATCTTATACGTGGATTAAAGATTCACATAGCTTTTAAAAAAGCTTCTAAAGCAGGTAGAACTCCAGAACAATTTATACAGAGTGGATTAAAGAGTGGTTTAATTAAACCCGCTGAAGAAGCTGCTGTTCGTGAAGCTATTGCTTACTCAGGTGCAACTGGTTTTGGTCAGTTTGGTGAAATAGCTGCTGCTGCTGGAGCTGGTAAAGCTGGCGTACTTGGTAAGGAAGCTACTGGTAGAATTCCATTTACTGGTAAAGAAGTTCCAGGATTGAAAAAAGCTTCTGAAATACTTGGTGCACCGTTTCGTGGTTCACGTAGAGTTGGTACTATAGTTGAAGATTTAAACCGTTTTCAATTAACATTTGATGGATTGATGCAGGGTTTTGATGCAGGAACAGCTGCAGCAAGAACTGGTAAATTCTTAGTTGATTATAATGATATATCAACAGCTGACCGTGCACTAAAACAAATTGTTCCTTTCTGGATTTGGACAACAAGAAACATGCCATTACAGATTGAAAATATGTGGCTTAACCCAAGAGCTTACACAGTTTATGATAAGTTTAAAAACAACCTTGAAGATAAAGAAGGAACAAGTCCATTCGTTCCTGATTATTTAAAAGAAGCTGGAGCATTTAAATTACCAATATTAAACCAGGCAGAAGGTATTGTTGGTGGTGGAATTACTGGAGCTATTGGCGGTGGACTTGTAGGTGGATTACCTGGAGCTGTTGTAGGTGGAATAGGTGGCGCAACAACAGGTGGATTTGGAGCAGGTCGAGATTTCTATCTACGTCCTGACCTTGGCTTCCCCGGAGCGGGCACTCCTAGCCCCCTACAGCTCTTAACAGAGGGCAAGGGCATAGAGATACTAGCTAACATTACTCCTGCTGCTAGAATTCCCTTAGAATTAATAAGAAGAAATACTGAATCTGAAGAAAGCAAGAACATACAAGAGTATGGAAGAATGTTCTTTGGAAATAGACCGATACCAAAGGACATAAGTCCTGTTGAATATATCATTTCACAAGGCCTTCCTGGGCTTTCTACTGTTGGCAGAGTGTTAAACGCAACAATAGGAACAAAATCAAAACAAGCACAAGAACTATTGGGCTCAAAAGAAGTAAGAGAATTAAACGCTACGTTAAGCTTTATTGGACTTCCTGGATTTGAATTATTAGACAGTACACAAAAATCTGAAGTATGGAGAAGATACTTTGCTCTTAAAGATTACATTGATGGTGTAATTGAAGAAAGAAAAGAAGAAAGAAGAAGAAAATGAAAACTTTAAATAATATTATTATGAGAATTGTTGCCACATTTGCGGCTTCTGGTCTTGGTGTCATTGGTGCTGGTGCAATAGCTGGAGTTTCATTATGGAAAGCTATCTTCATGGCTGGCATGGCCGGCGTAGCTACGGTAGTCGAAGGATTGTCTCGTGCCTTTTTGGACGATGGCAAACTGTCTGCATCTGAAATCAATCAGGTGTTCAATAAGGTTGATAAGAAAGCACAACCTAAAGAATAGAAAGCCTTAGGGCCAGGTTCATTCTTATTTCCCCTTAACAAAGGATTACCATTGCGTAGAATACTATTGTCTTTTATTGTCTTTTTTATTGTCTTGATTCCGACTCCGGTATCGGCAAAAGATGTTTCTGGTAGGTGCCCTAAATGGGAACCTATGTTAAAGGAATATGGATTGCCGGTAAAGGAGTTTTCTTTTATTATGTGGCGTGAATCAAGATGCATACCCAAAGCTATTGGATGGAATTACTATCCTGGAACATCTCATAAAGATTGTAAACTATCGCCGGCAAAAGAATATAGAAAATGTAAAGCAGTTAAATCATACGATGTAGGATTACTACAAATAAACAGCAGTTGGAAAACAATAACAGCTAAAGTATGTAAGCATCAATATGGAAAAATGTTAATATTACAAAGACCAGATTGTAACTTAAAGGTTGCTAAGTATTTATATAAAAATGGTGGATTAAAACATTGGCAAGGCACAAGTTATAAACGTTAACCTTCATAATCCTCTAAGAAATCTAAATCTTCTTCTTGTAAATGTTCATCTAAGTAATCAGCCATAAAAGCTAAGAATGATTCTATGTAAGCAAGTGATTCAAGATTAACATCTTTTCCTCGGCGTGACCTAAAGTAATGATAACAAAATTCCATACATTGTTCATTGTTTATAGCAATGCTTATTACAACTCCATTTTCAGAGTTGTATAATATTTTTTCGTATTTATCAGTTAATTCTTCAACGTCATTGCTAAGAAAAATTTTGTCTACCCAATCATCGTTCGTCATCTAATTCTCCGAGATATTCTTTTATGACTTTATGTTCGAGAAGTAAATTCATTAGATTCTTAAAAGCTGCTTGCTTTAATCTCCATGCATGAACGTTAGACATTCCAAGCCTTTTACCTAATTGTTCATATGTAAGTTGTTCATAGTTAATAGCTTCAACTATAAATCTATCTTGTTCTGATAACATATCAATACAATAAACAACTACACTGCGTAAAGAATCAATCTCTTCAAAAGAAGTTTCTATAGGTTGTCCTGGTGCAGCTTCCATTAGTGCTTGCATTTCACTGTCTGGTCTATCAGATGATATTAAAGGCAATAGACTAGAGATGTCATACGGAACTTCTTTTCCGCTAAATGACATTGTCTCTATTTGCCAGTGTTTGAATAATCCTTGTGATTCCATAAGCTGTCCACATCACGGCTATTGCAAGACCAATGGTCGGCGCAACAAAACCTAATATAATAATTGTTGTTGTTAATAATGCTAATATAAAGATAAAATCGTAATTCATTATTTTCCTGGCTTAGGAAGTGATTTCCAAGCAGCTTCCATCTTTGCTGCATCTTTTGCAAACTCTGGCTCAAGCTCGATATGAATCCACTTGCCACCAAAGGAACCAGCGTTATCTTTAGCGTCATAAATCTTTACGCCTTTTTCGCCTTCGCCTCTTGAGCAACGGAAGCCTCTGCCATAGCCAGGCTTTTTATCTGTTGCGTCTGCGTCAAAAGCATAATCGTGAATCTCAACAATGCCAAGAACTACAGCATTAGCCAAGAACCAATCCCACATAGCTACGCCAATCTTTCTATCGGTGTAACCAATGTCAGCTGCTGCTCCAGTTGCGTGAACGCTTAAGAACTTTTCCATGCCTGGGTCAGATGGCTTTTTACCAGCAGTCTTGGAATTTCTCATCAAACGATTGGAATAGATTCCAAGATTCTTAGTTTTCCATCTGCGACCACAAGCTGCTACGAACCATTCAGTTCCTGCGCCTGCTTTTCCACCATCTTTTGCTGGGTAATATGGGTATTTTCTTGTCATTTTATTTTTTCCTTATCATATAAGTCTGAACTTATTAATTTGCTTACATCTTCTGGCATTAATAAATATCCTTTAGTAGGATTTTCACTATACGCAGCAAATGTTTTCTTTTCTAATTTGTTTATTTCTAAATATTTCTTTAATCTGTCAACTTCAACAGCTACAAAAGCATCGTCAGAGAAAAGGTATATCCACCACTTAGCTTTGGTTACCATCAAACCTGATGGCTTCCAACCCTTTTTGCGTGGATTCTGTTCTGTCTCTACTACCATACGACCGTTGCGATACTGGTCTTTTTTAACTTCAAACAAAGTATCATTTAAAGATTCAAGAAATGATTTAACTATTGACTCTCCGTTGGTGACCAATCTCTAAGTCACGCTTCCAGTTAATTCTTCTGCCTGCTTTAGTATCTAAGTCATGGCCGTGGTTGATATTGTTCTGTCATAATTACCTCTTATGCGCTTCTATTTTGTGCACTTGTTTATCATCTAAGTACGCAACTTTATTTAAACCATCTAATATTGATTTAACATAATTATCTAGGTCGCCACGTAATTTAGACTCATTTTCTATAAGTTCAATAGTAACATCAGCATAATGAGAATAAACATTTATAGTCATTTGTACCGGCCCTTCAAATTTTGGTCCACCGCTTAATTTATAAGCTTCTTTAACTGCTGTTTCATACTCTCTTGTGGAGGCATCTGTGTAAACATGTCCTGTTCTAGTGGCACGTGGACGACCCTTGGCTTTTGGTTTGCGTTGAATTGTAAATTCATGTTTGTTCATTTTTTAAATTACTAACTACTTGATAGAAATATGTTACAAATATAGCCACCCCATTGGCCCACAAGGCTACAAGCCTAGTTTGACCAGATAAAGTGGCTGCAACAATAATAAAACTTGCAAATGTAAAACTTAAACTTGCAGTTGTATCGACGATGGTTTTAAATATATTTTTCAATTAACACCTAAAAGATAGTAGGCCCCTTGTCTTTAGGGGGATGTGCTTTTGGCCTATTTTTTTTAATTGGCCTTGAAGATTGAACCATTGACGTTGTTACAGCTCCTCCAGATGTAGCAGTGTATTCACTCAACTTCATTTTTAATTCCTCTTGTGTTTTTAATACAGGAATATTTCTTGGAGAGTTAACAGATTGTAATGTTTTCATAACTGGCTCTGTTTCATATTCATTTAATAACTCAAAAACTCTATCAAATAAATTTAAAAAGGTTTCAGTTATTTCGCCAGTTTCTTTACAATTTGTTAAGCCAACCAATTGTGCTGCAACTTGTGCTGCTGCTTGTGCATTGGTCACGATAGCTTCTTTCTAGCTACTTTAACTTCTGCTGGTATTGTCTTTCCTAAACGTGCCAAAGCCTTCTCAGCGCTAAGGTCAAATCTAGTCTGAAGAAATTCCATTTTACTCTCAAATTCCATATTAATTTTTTCAATTGATTCGTCTCTTTCTTTTAATAATTTAAAATAGAGATTATCCTTCAACGCAACCAATTCATCTAATGTTTGGTCAACTTCCTCTAAACGCTTATAGTATATTTCTGACATAATAGTCCTCTCTTTATAGTAGATTTGTTACTTGATAGCCCAGCAACGGCTATCTGTACTTAAAACACTAACTTTACACTTGGAAAAGTTTTTTAAAGCTTTTCTTAATTCTTTTCTATTTATGTTCTCGTAGTGTTCCCATGGTCGGATGGGGTTTTCGTCGATGGCAGAATGCGGTGCTCGCCCTTCGCCTGCCATGGTGGCGATGAAAATTCCACCCTCAACCAGGTTTCCATGAGCACGAATGATAATCTCTCGCCATTCAGGTGCATGCTCAAATACCTCGGCACAAACGACAACATCAAACACTGGGCCAGTGTCCATGCCCGCAGCATCAACAACTAAATCAACACCAGGACCATCTTGAATATCAACTCCAAGATAAGTACGTGCATGATTCATAAAGATTGGACGAACTGAACCATTGATATCCAATGACCCAATCTCCAACACGTTTAAATCTTTTTTATCGCCAACCCAGTTGTTAAATGATTGACTAATATATTCTAGTGCTTCAATATGCATTATTGATTGCTCCATTTCTTGTCGAAGTATTCTTTGTCTTGTTTTACAATTGCAGCAAAGTTCTTTGGTCCATTGCTATTAATTGTTTTTGAATGTTCATGTTTACATCTTGTTAAATTAGATATCACAGCAGCTTTGTGCTTTGTTTTTGTCACCCAATTAACAATATCATCGTCGCCATACCACCATGTCATTTTGGTATCAAAGCGCCAATCCTTAACTAGTTCTTTTGATAGCATCATACAGAAGCCAGCCATTCCACCAGTTCCATCGTATTGTCCACGACATGTCAGCTCAGTTGAGACCATGTGTGGATAATCAACATCTGAATAGTTCGGGCAAATCAAACCAATATTATTATTACTATCTAACGTTGATAATAAACTTGTCATACAATTCATATCAAGACGAACATCATCATTAATAAAACAGATAGCATTATCATCACCGCAGATTTCCATTCCAAGATTCCACATCTTGTGAATGCCTGCACCTTCAGGAACCATCGCACGAATGATATTACCTTGAATGTCGAGTTTTGTAATCATGTTAAATGCTTGCTCGCCATCAGCGATAACAACAATCTTATTTACTTTATCATCAAGCATCAGGTCAGCTATCAGACCAAGCAATCCCACAATGTGAGATTTGAATGGAATGACAACATTTACTTTGCTATCTTGTGTGCGGTAGAAGAACATATTTTTATGTAATCTTTCTTCAGTTGGGTTTAGTTCAATTGCTCTCATGCCATGATAAATAGCTATATCGTTTCTATTTATTCTATGTGCTGCGATTGCAAGCAGGTCGTGTGGATACCAACCCCAAGCAGTCTCTTCATTTAAATATAGTAATTCTTTTTCTGTGATACTTAATGCTTTGGACGCCGCATAAAAACAACTAGACCAATTACTAACATTATAATAATGCTGAGCTAAATCAACCCAAGGCTCACGACCAAGAGGATACTCAGCACAAGCACGAAGCAACCACTTCTCACGTTCATTTTCATGTATCTTAGCCAAGAAGCGCATCGAGAATGCACGTTCTGGTTCCCATACTGCTGTTGGCAATTTAAGATGCTTTCTAAAGTATTCACTAGCCTTCTCAAACTCTCCATTAAAGAATAGTTCTCTTGCACAGTAATACATGTTGCGGTCATCTTCTGGGTCCTCATCAACTGACATCAATAACAAAGGCAAGTATTGACCACGTGACTTTGTATTATCAGGATGATGATGAATCTCGAGACCTTCAACGAAAGCTTCCACCTGTGGTTCAGATGGCATCATTACCTCATGAACTGGATGCTTCCAACGAAAGCCATGACGCTTGGCAATCTTGTCACCAGCATAAACCAATCCTTCGGTTCCATCTTCTTTCCATGACCATGTGTACTTGTATCTAGGGCGAGTAACATTTGGTGGAACTCCATCCATCTTTTCTCGCCAGCCCGCAACAAGAACTTCATCTACGTCAAGATTAATAACATAATCGACATCATCAGGGACAAGGTCAAGCAAGTGATTGCGCGCGTGGTCAAATCTCCAAGGGTTAAAAACTTTCTCATGAACTATAACTCCACTCTCTTTAGCAACTTTAATTGAATCATCAGTAGAACCAGTGTCTAGCAATATAAGATAGTCTGCTTCACGAGCAGAGTCAGCCCATCTTTTCACAAATTGAGATTCATTCTTCATGATGCTGACAACAGCTATTTTGTATGTCATGCGTAATCTCCCCATGTGTGAATGTGATTGTCGTTAATTGCAGCAAATCTACGCTGAGACTCTTGAACCGATTCAACCTTGTTTTTAGGATGATGTTTGCAGTCTGGATGGTGTACTACCATCTTCTTAACTTGAACTTTTACTGTTTTATTTTTCTTGTTAGGCATGCCTACCACTTTACCGATAAAAGATTGGCAATTAAAATACCAATCATTCCTGCAGTCCAAACATATGGAAAGTATTTATCACTTGTTTGTTTTAGTTTTTGCATATAATCTCGCTTCCACTTGGGCACGTGTCAATGGTTCTTGTTCTTCAACGGTTCCGTCAGCACGTCTTACAATAAGTTTACCAGCCTGTTTATGATAATCAGGTCTGTGTTCTTTATATTGGGGTTTGCCATTTTTACTCATGTTTAGCTCCTTTCGGCATGTTTATATAGTAACTACATTATAGCAGAAAGCCCTGTTTTAGAACTTTTACAAAAAGTACAAATATTTCTGTCAAAAAGTTGTGCATTTGACATTTCATTTGGTACTATGTAGTTACTTGAAGTTGATACAGAAGCAGCTACAAGTAACATAACAAACAAACTTAATAATAATGTTGTTAAAGTTGTTAAGTTATTAACAGAAACAATAACAATCCCCGAGTTAAGGAGAAAACCCTCAAATGACAACCTTCAAAGGCACAATTGCCAAACAACCAATAATTAAAGATAAAGTCATCTTTTCAGCTATCAAGATGCAGGGTGAAACTAACCCAGTTCAACTAGTATTATTTAAATCTACTGTTGATAGTAAGTTCGTTGAGTTATTATCTAATTTAAAGTTAAACGATGAAATTACAGTCGCCGGCAAAGAACAAAGAAACAAATTAAATAACCAGAGAGAAATATCAATAGCAGAGATATATGCAGGAGATGTAAAACCACAAGAGGACAAATATGCTGTTAATGCAGAAACTGACTTTAATATTGGTTCTGAGACAGAATATGGCACAATTACACTAGTGGAGCGTAAAAACGCAGAATCTTACTATACTGATGGTGAAATGTACTGGTACAAGAACTCAACTTTAAAATGTCCAACTTCATTTTAATATTATGGTTTGTTGTGTTGATTTGGTTCGCCATAAGAGACTAAACTTTAAATGGAATCGCCCGCAAAAAACAATGTTAATAACATATTATTAGACTTATAATAGAGAATACATATAATACTAGTAGAGACAATGCTGTTCTCTTCGTTCACACACGTTTAACTTCGTTAAAGTGTACTAAATATAATGATTATAAGGGTTTGGTTGGGTTTTAACCCAGTTTCGTCCCAATATGTGGGATAGGAAGCGTTTCTCTTTGTATAGGGTAGTTAGACGCTCTAACTTGTCTTATACTTGTATTATACTTGTATTGTTCTTTATTTATCCTTTAATTAACCCATAGAATGAGAAAAGACCCAGAGGTTTCCCCCTGAGTCTTTCCCGCAACGAAGAGCTTGCTCAGCCCCGCAGTTAACCTGCCATTACTATAATCAATGATAATCAGAGGCCTCCTTTCTTTTCAGTTAGGAAACCTAAGTTTCTTTTAATTATGTACCATCTGGATAAACCCAGATGTCTTCCAGTTTTCTCTCTGGTCGATTCTCCACCTAAGTGAGTCCAGAGTCTGAGCTTAGCGTTCTCGGAGGACTCTGAACCCACTCGGCAGTGGTAGATGATTCCCTCGATAGACGTTGGAACACAATCCGCAACCAACAATCTACATCATCTATGTATATATAGTATAGCATAATGAGATACTGTTAACAACTATATTGATTCTTTTATTCGCCGGCATTGTTACTAATGTTAGGCTAGCCTTACACAATCAGTCGCCCGCAAAACAAACAAGCATATATGCTTACTTAGTACATAGTATATACATACATGCATAGAGAGAGTAGAGATTACATACAGATGCACATAGACACACACACGTACACATGCATACCCCATACCCCAGGGGGGGTACCACCCCTAAATCTATAATAACTAACACCTATCATCTAGAACCAAACCATAAAAAACTATTATTAAAATCATTAGACCCCCGTACCCTATTTCCTTAGGGACTGTTCTAAATTTTCACATCATATTTCTGATATACTAAATCCATGCCAAAACAATACAAAAATCATTCTGAAAGATTATTATCAAAAGTTAAAGTTGACGATAAAGGCTGTTGGCTATGGACAGGTTCTAAAAACAGTAAAGGCTATGGACAAATCTTTTTAAATAAAAAATTGATTAAAGCTCATCGTTTAAGTTATGAAGTTTTTAAAGAACCAATTCCAGAAGGCATGTATGTCTGCCACAGCTGCGACATTAGTAATTGCATCAACCCCGACCATCTATGGGTTGGCACCCATACTGACAACATGCGAGATATGTCAAGTAAGGGCAGAGGAAACAATCGATTTACAAAATCTAAGTAATGTAATAGAAATTATATTATTATAGGACTTCACAATTATTTGGAACAAACATGGCCAGAACAGAACGCTTATTTTTAACACAAGAACAAGAAGAATACCTTGCCTGGCTATTGACTCCAGAAGACTCCCGTACTCCTTCTACAAAAAAGGCATGGTCCGAAGAACACGGCGTGCACTACAATACGCTAGGACAATGGGAGAAGAAAAAAAATTTCATCGAGAGATGGAAGCTAGGAGTAGAGGGTTTAAACTCATCTCCTGAAAGAACTCAAAAATTACTCGATGCATTGTATGTTAAAGGAATTTCCGGCGATGTTCGTAGTGCTGAGTTGTTTTTAAAGGCAACGGGTCACATGCAAAATGTATCAACCATCAATCTAAATAAAACTGAATCTGTTAAAGATTTGTCTGATGATGAGTTGCAAGCTTTAATTGTTGAAATGAGCCAAAAGGCTTTAAATAACAAATCAACAATGCCTAATATTATTATTGAGAAAGCATAACTATGAGAGCAGTTTGGTCAGCACCAGGTAACAACACCTTGCAAGGAACTAATAATCAAACGTTAGTTCGTATTAATAATACGTTGAGCCGTGAATTGGCAATCTTACAAGACCAGTTGTTGCGCGGGCATCAGCAAGAAGATGTTGTAGATGGTGGATTAGCTTCGTCTATTCAATTCCACTACCTGATTAGTCCAACCTTTACTGACAACGGTGCTGTATTAACTACACCGTTATTCCATTTTGATGCTAATGAAGGCCAGACTGGCACTGCTAGTTGGGTCTTTGAGAATAGAAGAGATTTTGACAATAGGAGAGAAGTCTAAATGGCCGTTTTAATTCAGTTCCGTCGTGACACTGCTGCCAACTGGACAGCTGCTAATCCAATTTTGATGGCCGGCGAGCTTGCTATTGAATCAGATACAAATAAAATAAAAATCGGAAACGGTACGACTAACTGGGTATCATTGCCTTATTTCACCCAAGGCGCAACTGGTGCTGCTGGACCAACAGGTCCGACAGGGCCAACAGGACCTACGGGACCCACAGGAGCAACAGGTGCAACAGGTGCAGCCTCTACTGTAACGGGCCCTACTGGTGCAACAGGTGCTGTAGGACCGACAGGAGCCACAGGTGCTGTAGGCGCAACTGGAGCCACTGGTGCGACAGGTGCAACAGGTGCTAGCGGTGCTACAGGTGCCACAGGTGCAACAGGAGCCCAAGGCCCAACAGGTGCTACTGGCCCAACAGGTAATACTGGCGCAACGGGACCAACAAGATTTACTGTTTCTGATACTGCTCCATCTTCTCCTACTAATGGAGATGCTTGGTTTAACTCAACAACTGGTCAAACTTTTATTTGGTATGTTGATGTTGATGGTGGACAATGGGTTGAAGTAGGAAACTCTGCAGTTGGTCCTACGGGTCCAACAGGTGCAGCTGGCTCAGCAGGAGCAACAGGTGCCACTGGAGCAACAGGAGCAACAGGAGCTGCTTCTACTGTAACTGGTCCAACAGGCGCAACGGGAGCTACAGGTGCAACAGGTGCAACAGGTGCAACTGGAGCAGCCTCAACGGTAACTGGTCCCACAGGTGCTACAGGAGCCACTGGTGCTCAAGGTTCTACAGGTGCCACAGGTGCAACAGGAGC